CTGCCGCAGGTGTTGCAAAATGCCGAGCAACTGCACGTCGATAAGTATCTCGTCGCTGCCGTCCTTACACGCAAACTCACGCACGGCAAACGACGGCGTGAGCATCACCGCGGCGTGCTCCCGCAATGAGAACCGCATAACGCCGCCGTTAGTGATTTGTATCGGGTAGGTAGTCATTGTTGGCTGTGCGTGCTGGTGTAGTGCAAAAAAGCAATTTACTTAGCGTCGCTGCCGTTGCCCGCATCGCGCGCGAACAGGCCCACGATGATAAGCGTAACCGCAAGGATTGGCTCGGTAAATGACTCAGGCACGACAACGCCGAAGTGTGCTGCTACAGCAAAGATGGCGCCGAGAACAGCCGTGACCGTTGTTTTCATATTACGCACGGTAATTCCTTTGATTATGTTGAAAATATGTGGCGTCATCTTTGTGACGAACGCCGTTGTTTTTTTCGTCCTATCCCAAGCATAAATAACGCTGTCCGTCCAATGCTCCGGGGGCGGTTCATAGGTCGGGTAACTGTCCAAGTGCTCGGCCATCCGTGGCGTGTCCCTTGATTTTACGGACACGTCCAGCTCAGGCACTCGCACAGGCGCAGGCGTTATATCGGGGTCATGGTTTGGCATTTTTTTACAAAACCTTGCGCACGGATATTTTTGTGCCTGCTTTGAGCACCGTATTGCTCGCTACCGAAGACTGTTGCGCGAACCTCAATTGCATAGTGCCCGCGTTAATTGTTGCAACCACGGCTATAAAGTACCCCATGTCACCGCCGCCGTTTTGGTAGGAGGTTGGCCACGGCCTGCCTGCCGAGAGCAAAGCTGCCTGAACATTGGAGGTGTTGCCATTCATTGAGATGATTCCGCTTGGCAGTGCTGATAAACTAGCCCCGCCCGCGGCCCCTAAGGTAATTCTCGGTTGCGCAAGCGACGCGCCCGTAACGACCGCGTGAGCATAGATGTCCACGACGTAGAGGCTGTTCGCTGCGACAGCGAACTCTACGCCTGTTGCCGCATATGTGGTCGAACTGATAACCGTGAAATCCGATTCCAACGTGTACTCCGTGCCGCCACCGCTGGCGGACACCACGGGGTTCGCGGGGTCGCTATTATCTACGGTCACGTTGGTCCCCGCTACCACGCTAGCCACACCGCCGCCTGATATGTTGCCGACGTCGATATACTTCGCCTCGGTCTGCGTGTTGGGCGGGTAAACGATGACGGTTTTTCCGCCGCCCGCGCCCGCAAACTCCAGCCCTTCGGGGGTCTCTGTTATCTTTCTCATGATATCCTTATCGCGTTGATTCGTGTTGCTAAATTGGTGCTGCCTGCCCCGTTTATTGTCGGCGTATTTTGCATGACGGCGTTAGTCTGATTCGCTGCCGCTTGCAATTTTATATCCGTCGTGGTGCCCAGCGTAATTACCGCGCTCATCGACAGGCTGACGGCGTGCGGGTTTTGCGACGGGTGCGAAGCCTGCGTGGCGGCGTAGTTAGTCGTGCCGTCACCAATGCGCCCCGTATATTGCGTTGCATTCGTAGCTGCGCGTGTACACGTTATCGTGCCTACGACTAGCCACGTTCCAGCCGCCAGAGTCACCTGCGGCCCGTCGTAAAATGTATTTGCGTTTACCATCGAGACCGCGCTACCTAGCGTCGCTGTAGCCGACGTGAGCGCCACAGTTACCGTTTTGTCGTTCGTGCCCGTCTCCGTAGCGCCGTAGCCCGTAGCCAGCGTGCGTACGCCGTCGTTCGTGACGGTCACGTTGGTAGTGCCCGACACGCTTATACCTGTTCCCGCGATTATCGTGGACACGCCGCCGCCACCCGACGCGAATAAATCGGCAAACGAGATAGTATCGTGAGCCGACAACCCAACGGGCGGCGTGATAGTCAGGTCATACGTCCCATCGCTACCAACCAAACCCGAATCGCGCAATCCGATGCTACCGGCCATTGTCGCGCCTCCATCTTACGGTGTCAATGCCCGTGGTGCTGCGCTCCAACGTCGTGATCCTGTACTCGTGGCCGGCAACCCGATCTTCGAGCACGCGCGCGGCGACCTCGCTGCGTTCGATGCGTGCAACGGTCTGCTTGATGACGGCCATGTCTTCGCGCAGCGTTACGATCGTCGTCATCAGCGCCGTGCCGATAGCGATCACCATCGTAGCGGTGATCGCGAGAAGCCATTTTGTAAAAGTGTCTTGCATTTCTGTGCCAATTATCGCCCCAGCCCGTGCGACGCGCGCAGAGCTGGAGCCATGATTGCTTATCGTATCAGGTTCGCCTTGAGGCCTCGCTCGACAGCGGTATCTGCTTCCTTCTTCGAGGCCGAGAGGCCTGCCAAGATGGTCACAAATGCGCCCGTAGCGCCGTTGCCGACAGTAGCCACGCAGCGCACGTAACGCTTGAGGCCGGTCGTCGAAAATGCAAAGCCGTAGATGCTGTTGTCGTCGGTCGCCGTTGGCAGCGCCGACGTAACGCCGGTATCGGGGTTGACCGACACGCCGAACACAAGTCCAGCGACGTCAGCGCCGCCCGACATGGCCGCATCGTCGCTGTGCTCGACCTTCAGAGCCGTCAGCGCGATATCGGTGTCGCCGAGCAACACGGCAATGTCCACGAAGCCGTAGCCGGCGGTGTCGATGATGGCCGACGTCACCGTTGCGTCGTCCACCTTGGCCGCTGGCGGTGATACCAACTTCCAGTCTGCATTTTGCAGTAGTCCTGTCCTATGTGACATTTTTGGGTGCTCCTTAATTTTTGGTTACTAGTGCGCCAAGTCCGCCCTTTTGACGGTTGGCCTCTGTGGCGCTCGCTACGCCGAAGTCGATGCCAGCGCCATCGTAGCGTGCTGTAACGACCGCTTGAATGACCTGCGTCTTGATATCCTTGTCGAACTCGACGGTGATGCCGCGGCGGTCGCCGATGACGTACGAGCGTGGGTCGCCGTAGAGAATGAAGGCCGTATTCGGCGCCGTCGCCGTGGGTGCAAAGTCGGTCAATACAACGGGAATACCGTTCCACACCTGCGTTGCCAAGCCGTTCACGATCTCGGTGCCAGTCGCTCCATTGGCCGTGTAGGCCTTCGGCAGGAGGATGTCATAATAGGTCTCAGGCGAACACACGATGGACTTTTGAATGCCCTGACGTGAGGCCACCGAAGCACCAAGACCGGTGATCTCGGCCAGCGTCGCGGAGGCAAACGTGTTGCCCGTAGTTAGCCGTACACCAGGATGGTAAAGCTTGTGGGCGTCCGTCGCCCATGTGCCACCGGCATCTTGCACCAACTTCTGGAACAAGCGGAACATACCCACGATGCCGCCTGTAGCCGAGAGGCCATTGCCGGCGAAGAAAGCAGCGTCTTCAGCGCCTGCAAGCTGATAGCCGGCGAACTCCACGAACTCATCGGCCAGTGACACCGAAGCGTCTTCATCGAGCGTGGCGTACATCTCTGTAGCCACAGCCACCCACTTCGCCGTGAGCGTGTGGTCGACGTAGCGGATGCCCTGTGATGTGTCGATCGTCGAGCCTTCGCCAATATATTGATGCGTCGGCCCGCTCACCTGCTTGCGAATGGTCTTCGTCGCCGTGGTCATCTGCCGTACGTCACAGATGCGACGGGCAACGCCGCGCTCGTCGCGGAACTTCAGGATCACCGATTCGATATCGTCGGGAATCAAGAGGCCTGCAGAGGCAACATCCGACGATGACATCGTGCGGGTCATCAGCCCGCGGCTGCGAACGTACTCTTGCGCCTCCATGCTTCCGAGCTGGGCGGCGATCATGCGGCCGAACTCAAATGCGCGCTGGTCGGTGTCGAAGTGCTTCGACCGCTTTGGTCGTGCGTGGTGCGAACCGTTAGCGCCATAGCCGCGCATCGATGGTGCACCATTGCCAGCGCGCAATGCGCTAGCGGCTGCAGCGTTGTTCGACTGCAGGGCGCGCAGCTCCATCTTTTCTTGGCGGCGCGCTGTGAGTGCGTCCAAGCGCTCAGACGCAGCCTTGAGCGCCTTGCGCACCTTGCGTGCGCGCTCAGCAGACTGCTCGGCTGCGGGCTCTTCTGTCGCGTCGATCTCCTCGACGGCATCGGTGATGTCTTCGACGGCAGGCACAAGCATGGCCAGCTGCTCGCGCAGCGTGGCTACAGCCTGCGACCATGCAGCGGCATCTTCCGGCGGCGTCGTCAATAACTCATCCATCTGTGCCAGTAGTCCGTCGATAGTGACTACGACCTCGGTCGAGGCTTCATCAACGACGGCAACTACTTCTTCTACCGGCACGTCCTCACGCTTGGCGCGCAGGCGTGCAAGCAGCTTTGATAGCTTGCTCATTTTGGCTCCTTATTAGTTGATTTTTTAGCTCGGCCAACTCTAGCCGTGCTTGTTTGCGTCGCGCTTGTCTTGCGACGTCTGTGTGCATCTGGCCAGTGCGCACTGCCATGCGCTCCAGCTCGGAGACAAACGTCGCATCTATAGCCCGACCTTGTTTGATTCGCATTGCGACGTGTGCGCGCATGTGGCTGTCGAGCGTCGCAAGTAGCGTATCCACTAGCTGCATCTTCTCGGGCAGTGTCATGCGGTCATACGACCGCGCTGCGATTGTTGCCGTGTATTGGTTGGCGCCAACCAAGACCGGTGACACCTCGTAGGTGACGACCTTAACGAACTCTAGTATGCCGTCTTCGCCGTGGCGCTCTTCGACGGGGTCGAAGGCGAACGACCATTGCTTGACGCTGCCGAACTTGACGTGCTTGTACAGGTCGCCGCCGTCGATGGTGTCGAGCGCAAACGCTGTCTTGGCGTACAGGCCGCCGTATTGCTTGGCGCGCTCCGGTAGCGAGCTGTCGCCGGGCTTAAGCTGTCGAAACTCTATGCCCTTGCCAACGAAGCGCTGCATGTCATGCGCCCACACTACCGACGGCAACGCCGATTCATCCGGGTTGTTGGCGACGTCGATGTCATCAAAGGCGCCGTACAAAAACCGCGTGTTGTAAGAGTCCACAGCGTCAAACGTGTTGACGATGGCCTCGACGATGCCCGTTGATTCATCTGTCTGTTCTGTCCGCAGCAGCGTAGCGCCGCGGCTTCGTGTCATCATCATAGATCTCTCCTTCGTACCGCCGCCAATGTGCAGCGGCAGTTGATTGCATTACCAGCCGAGCCACCTTCGCCCGGCCCTAGTGTCGTGGTGCCATCGCTGAAGGTAAAGGCGCCCGGCATATCTATCACCATACCGTCCATATCTTCGTGTGATGGCCTGACCTTGCTGTCGCGCTGGCTGATCCATACTTTGACGAGCTCGTCACCCTTGGTTGGCGCCTGCTCGTTGGCGATCTCCCATGTTGTCGTCTGCGTGGCCGTCGCCTGTGCACGCGCTGTTGTCCGCGCTATCGCTTGTGCGCGTGATGGCGTCAGCGTCGTCAGCCTCTCGCGCAGCGTCGTGGCCATCGCATCCGAGGACAGCCCTTGGTTGGCCTCTAGCACCTTGCTCACGTCCTTCTGCAGCGTGCCTAGCGACTCCTTGACCTTGGCCGTCACCTCGCGCTGTGCTTCGGTTTGGATGCGGTCGTAGGACGACTCTATGACCGTGAAGTCACCGCCGACAGTCTCAACGGCCTTATCAAGCACACGCTTGAGTAGGCGGCTGCGAGCGTTGCGTGAGGCGCGCAGAAAGCCCTCTAGTAGGTCCTGTATCGTCCTGTTGTCGAGCTTTCGCAGCATGGCCCTGTCGCCATCCTCGGCCAGCGCCACCGCGATGTCGGTGAACTCGTCGATCATCTCGACGGCTGCTAACTCCAGCTCCTTGACGGCATCACGAATCGATGCATCTACGGCGCGCCATTCGCGCACAGCAAAAGACTCATTCCAGCGTATGCGTGTGGCCATCCCTTCGGCATTGCGCTCTAGCACTTCGGCAACGGGGCTTTGGCCGTCGTCATCCCTTGCCGGTGCTGGGTCTTGCGGTTCGTCGATCTCGTCGCCGAAGAAACCGCCTCCAGCCGGAGCGGTCATTTCGTAGGCAAGCATCTCGCCGCGCTCGTCATCCCAAGGTGCAAGGCCTAGCTCGCCGCGTGCCTCGTTGGCGTCGATCAAGTTGGCGTTCCACTTCGCCAAGACAGGGTTGATGATGGCGTCAGGGTCTTCTTGTAGCGAGGCAACCTTGGACTCGTCGAAGGCCAGCTGCACGCCTTGATATTCGTGCGATAGGCCTACCTCTAGCTGCTCAGCGATCGACTTCCACCACGGGATGCGGGTCAAGGTCGTATACTGTCTGTAGCCCTCTTGCAGGTTGTTGTACGTGCTCGCGTCCATTCCTACGCGCGTCATGGCTATTGTTGTGTGCACGCCGAAGGCGCCGCAGATAGCCGCCTCGGTGTTCTTGATCGATTCGGTAATCTGCATCGCCCGCGCATCTTGCCCCATAGCCTGCCATGTGACGCCTTCGAGCACCATGGGCTTTGTGCGCTCACGACGGTTGCCGAAGATGCGGTTGAGCCATTGCGCCTGCAGCTGCCTTACCATGCCCTCGCTATCGGTCGCCGTGGCGCCCGGTGTCGGCGTCACTTGGAAGACGCCCGGCGGCACACCTAGTGCCAGCGCTACGTTGTACTGCGTGGTCAGCAATTCGTTGTACAACTCGACGTCACCCCAGGCAGACTCCAGCGGTGAGCGCCCTAGATAGGGGTCGCTAGCATCGATGTAGGCAGGGTGCCGCAAATGCACGACGTCCTCGAGTGACCACGTGATCTTCGTCCCTTGGGCGCTGTATTGGTATCCGACGATGTAGCCGATGTCGTTGAAAATCGGTACGACCAGCGCCGCCGAATATGGCCACAGTGCGACCACAGCCCCGATGCTGTTGCGCTCTTTGTACAGGTACACGTTGCCGCCGATGTCGAGCATCGTGCTGACGGCAGCGATGAACCTGCCATATGACATGGTCGGGTTTGGCCGACGCATGAGCAGCGCCAGCGGGTGCGTCATGTCGTATGACTCGTTGCGCCATGCGGCTAGCGGCGCTTCGCTCAGCGTGACAGCTCGCAGCGATATGCAGGCGGCTACGACGGGGTTGCGGTCGTAGCCCTGCTCTACGCGCTGGCGATAGTCGCCGGCCTTCGGCATCGGCGTGCGGTTGACGCGTGGTATTAGTGGCGCAGGAGCGTCGCGTTGCGATATGCGGTCGGTGATGCTCAAAATTCGTATACCCTCGTTCGTGGCCGCAGCTCGTGGCCTGCGATAGACATCGTCAGCGCATCGACGACGTCGTCATGGACGCGCTTGTTTGGGAACACTTCTAACTCGAGCTCCAGCGTCGGGTCAAGGTTGCGTACGTGTGATATGTGGCCATGCTCGTACTTGCCTGCGACGGGTTCAAAGCGTCGCAGCTTGTCACCTACGCGCGCGGGGTCGTATGGCCGTATCGGCGTGGACAGCTTGCGCCGCAACTCCTCGACCATCACGCCTTGGTAGCCAGTGGTTTCTACGGTTATGCTATCGGCCTTCCATTTAGCCGCCAGCCTTGCTATTTCGTTTTGATGCTCGCCAAACGACCATTTGCCAACGGTGACGTCAATCACGACATAGCTACCGTCGGCGTTGCGCATCGTGACCACGTTGGCGCGGTTGTCGGCTGCATCGCTTTGGCTGCGCGCCAAGTCCACGCCTATGTTGACGGTGGCGCCGTCCATGCGTTCGACAGCATCGACATAGCGTATCCACGACAGGCGCATGATAGGCCCTACGATGTCCACATCTTCGCCGTCGATCTCTTGGCGAGCGAAGTCGGATGTGTATGACGTCTCCAGCGACCGCACGAAGTCGGCGGGTAGATAGACGTTGTCGCGTGTGCTCGCATAGACGACGTGCATATCACTGTCGGAGGCTTTGACGCGCCGCAGCCAGTTGGCGCCGCCATCGACGGACATCTTGGGGCTGGTTGTGATCCACATCGACGTAGGCGCCTTGCGTATGCGTCCGAGCATGACATCGTAGGCGCTCCTATCCATGTATGCAGCCTCGTCTAGCCATGCCCAGTTCAAGTTCGGCCCGCGTAGGTTGTCGGGGTTGTCAGCGGACCGCCATAGTATCTGCGTGCCGTTGACAAGTTCGGTGATCTTGTCGCTCTTGGAGTGGGCACGAACGAACGGCCAGCAGTGCTCGCGAAAGGTCGCAAATGTGGCGTCTCGTAGCACGCCATAAGTCGGTGCTACGACGGCGCCCACGGTTCGCGGTGCCTGCATCAGCAGGCGAATGCATCCGGCTAGCGTCTTGCCGGAGCCGATGCCGCCTTGATAGACGACGCGTGGCGATTGCGCCAGCAGAAACTCGCGCTGCTTCGGCAGCGGCATGAACTCGACTACTGCGTCGGAGAGGCGCTCGGTATGCTGCTGCTCGCTCACTTGACCGCCTGCAAGATGAACATCGTTGTCCCCTCTCGCACCTCGATGTGCATGATGTCGAAGTCGGCTTTATAGATGCTGCGGAAGTCGCTCATAGGTGTGACGCCTACTTGGCGCTCGTACTCCTTTTGCGACAGAAACACACACGACTCAGGCGGTATCACTCGCGTGTGCGAAGGGTCGCCCCATGCCCACGGGCTCGTTGGATGTGGCACCGTGCCGACCATCCACCCGCCGGGCTTGAGCACCCGCCAAAAATCGCTGAACAGTCGGAAGAACTCGACGTAGTCGCCCTGCCTGCCGACGTGCTCGAGCACCTCGTAGGCGTGTATTTCGTCGAAGGTGTGGGCCTTGAATGGCAGTCGCTTGTATAGGTCGTGCACGACGTCTACCTTGTGGTCGCTGTTGCTGTCGAGCGTCGTCAGGTTCGTCCACGTCTCGCGGCCCTCGACCTTGATGCGCCGTGCGTGGTTGCTGCCTGCGCCTACAAGCAGCTCCCTCCGCTTAGATGGCTGCTTCATCGTCGCCCTCGGTTGTTTCTGACAGCGACGGCCCACCGATGCGCACGACAATGTCGCGCATGTTGGTATTGATTTCCTGCTTGTCGGATTGGCCGAGCAAGTTCTTTCCGAGCCATACTAGTAGCGCTTGGTTGCCTTCCATGGCCATTTCGACCTGCCGCCTGCGCAGCGATTTGCAGAGGCTTGCTTTGCCGTCTTCGTAGGCATCAAGAAGGTCTTGGCGGTTTGCAAATGTCCTGCGAGAAAAGCGCAGTAACGTGGCAATCTCTTGTTGCGTGCAGCCCATCTGCGCGAGCTTGCGCACTTCGTCTAGGTCGATTTCGAGCGCTCCAGGCATAGTCTGCGCAATATTTGCGGGGTTAGGTCTGCGAAAGAGTACCGCAATCTACCATCTTTCGACCTCTGTTGCAAGTGCACCGTAAACCTGTGTACAAATATAGTCCGTCCGCCATTGTGCAGGCACTTGGTTGCGGTCGTCGCGCTTGGTGAGCATCTTTAGCCTCGCTACCCGCTCTTGCACTGAGCTTGTTTGGCGCCGGTCGTAGGTTGCCGACGCTATGGCGGCGGTGGTAAACCCCATGCGGTAATATACTAGCGTCATCGTGTCCACGGCGGCTCTGCGTGCCTCGTCATGACGGCGCGAGTCGTGGCACTCATGCGGCTCTAGCCCGTAGGCCTCTGCCACCCGCCGCCGCACCTCGTTTGCCAGCCTGCAGACTTTGACGCACCGTTTTACATACTCTGCTTCGCTCTCAGTTGTCATTTTTGGCCCCGTGGCTGGCCACTGTGGGGTTTTTATGTCGTTAGCCATACCTAAACCCACCTAATCCTGTTTGTCGGCCCCTACGGGCTCTGCTTGACGTGGTCGCGTTCTTCGCAGCTCCTCGGCTAAGCGTGTGCGCTGACGATGCAGATATTGCACTTGTTGCTGGAGTCGCTCGATTTGTGCCTGCATTCGGAGGGTTCTGGTGCGGTAGACGGCGTATTCGTCGGCAAAGAGCTTGCGCGCATGGCGGTCGAGTGCGTCGGCTTGGAGTGTCTCAATCGCCTTGGCGCGGCACTCTGCTTCTACCCTGCGCCGCTCGTCATGCCGTGCGTCATCGATCTCTTGCGCGTGCTGCCGTTTGATCTCGCCGAGGTTGACGAGCGCCAGCGACTGACCTGCCAGCCATGCTTCGTAGCCCTCGGATTGTCGTTCGCTCGGCCAGATGTCGGCATACTCCAGTATCGGCTTGGCGCCCTTGTGCGTCCAGTCGCCCCTGATGATCCACCACTCGGCCTTGTGCAGCTGCGCCCAGGTGATCTTCTCGCGGTCTTGCTGCAAAAGGCGCTGAAAGGCGTGCTGGCGGTCCTCCGGGATTGCTATGGACCTAGCCGATGCGAGTTGCAGCAGCAAGCGCTGGAACCAACTCACGATCTGCGTCGGCGTCGGTGTCTGACTCCACACGCTGTATGCCTTCGGCGAGGCGTCGGTAGTAGTCGGGTGTGATGGTAGTGCGTTCGCCATGTGATTGTGTGGGTGTGGTTGTAATGATGATTTGATCGTCGAAGCATCGATGCCGTAGCCAGCGTTCAGGGTCTTTGCGATAACGCACCTCCGGCGTCGATGCCACGTATGCCGCTACGGTGTCTAGGGCTTTGGCGCGGTCTGCGGGTTTGAGCGCCTGCCATTGCCTGAGCGCATTGGCGCGACCGCGCTTTTTGCCGTAGGCGTCCCAAAAGCGATCAAAACCGTCATTTCGCTCAAAATCGCTCAAGAGACTAAGATCATTCTTATGATCTTTCTTCTTAGTTCTTAAGTCTAATACTCTATTATCTGTCGAGCGAGTCGCTAGCGAGTCGCTAGCAAGTCGCTCGCCAGTCGCTAGCGAGTCGCTAGCAAGTCGCTCGCCAGTCGCTAGCGAGTCGCTAGCAAGTCGCTCGCCAGTCGCTAGCGAGTCGCTAGCGAGTCGCTCGCCAGTCGCTAGCGAGTCGCTAGCAAGTCGCTCACGCTTCGCATTGAGCGTGTTGCGCTCGATGGCCTGTTTTCGACTGGCTACCGAGTCCTCAACCCATTGAACCGTATATACGTTACGCTCTGTGTCGTGACAAATTACTTTATAGCGTACTAGCTCGTCAATGACGGCCTTTGCGTCGGTCACTCCAATCTCAATCAATGCCGTTTCGATGTCGTCAAAAGTGATCAAACCACGATCATTTGCATGCATTTCCTCGATCAAATACCAGTAGCAACCCAGTAGTAGCGCACCGCCTTTTGCGCGTAGTGCGCGCATTGATGGCGAGTTGCGATGCTCGCCGCAGTCATGCTTGAACCAGTTTTTAGCCATGCTTGCACCACTCTATGGCGTCTGCTATAGCCTGATCACGGTCGCCGCCGGAGTAGCTGAAGTAGTTGATGCCGATGATGTTGATGGTGTTTGGCTTGATTCTGACGGCTTTGATGCGCCGATGTGTGACTATGTCATAGACCTCATAGCCGACGTCGGTGTGCAGCGGGTTGGCGCTGCTGCGGTTGCACCTGTGGCTTTTGACCTGTCCCTTGGGTGCTTTAAGCATCGATGATAGCGTAGGTTTCATGGCTCTTCTGCTTAAAACGGTATCTCGTCTTGGTCTGCGGAGCCTGCCGCGGCCTGCTTGGCAGACTTGGCCACGAAGTCAATGTGGTCATTGCTGCTGGCCGGCCTCGCAACGTTGATCGTGAGCACCTGCAGGTTCGTCCACGCCCTCGTGCCGTCGTTCGACATGCGACCCTTGAGCACACCGCTGACGTCGATCTTGTCGCCGACGCTCAGCGACTGCGCTATCGCCACACGATCTTGTGTGAATTGCAGGTCTACGCATTCATCATAGTCACCGTCCTTGCAGTCTATAATCACATTGCAGCGCGTGTAATTGCCTTTCTGGAACACGTCGCCGATTTGGCGTACTGTGCCCGATAGATTGAATCCATTCATCGTGTTGCTCCTATGGCGTCTAGCGCCTCGTTAATGGTGGTTACTATTGTGACGCGACCGCGCCATGCGACGTGCCAGATTATTTGGTCTTCGGTCAATCTCCGCGCCGATGGCGGCTTGCTGCTGTCCTTGATTTCGAGCAGGTAATTCTTACCTCGGTATCCAACCAGCAGGTCAGGCACTCCAGCGCCTACCGTGTGCAGCGGCTGCACTGTCGCGCCACATGCTCGCAGCGCCTTGATGATCTCCGGCTGGTTGGCATCGATGCGTGCGGCTCGTATCATCTCATGTGTGGGGGAATAAAGTTAGTTGTTGTTCTCTTTGTTGCAGCCTGCGAACGGCTGCGTCATAGTAGTCTTCGTCAAGTTCGTATGCGTCGAGCGGCACGCCTAAATCGTAACAAGCGATAGCCAGCGATCCGCTACCGCTATGCGTGTCGAGGATATGGTGGCGTTCGGGGTTGTATAGCGTCAGCAGCCACTTGTAAATTTCGACTGGTTTTTGTGTGGGGTGAATTTTCGCGCTGCCCATACGGCTCGCTTTCACGGCATCTAGCGTGCAGATGCGCACGACCTTGTCGTACGATGTCCAAATAAGCTCGCCATCTGCGTAATCTTTGCCACGCAAGCAGGGGCCTTTGTCCCACACAATCCAGCAACGGGAGGGGGGTAGTAGGTCGGCAAAGTAATTCCCGCCGAATATCATCTGGTCGTTGCTCACGGCGCGCAATAAATCGAAGTATTCGGCGGGGGGGCGTGTTTTATCCCACTCTCCTACTTTGACTTGCCCGGATTTTACCTTCGCTTTAGCGTCGGGCCCAAACCCACGAGCACCCGCACCGATGCCGTAAGGCGGGTCAACGATGGCGAGTTTGTAGGCGCCCACTGGCATTGCGCGCATCGCCGCCATACAATCGCCGTGGTGTATTGTTACCATGCCGTTTGCGGTGGTATATTTATTCATTCGTCACTCGGTGCGTTTTTGCGGAAAAGTGTAAGCAGAGTAGCATTTGCAACCCTCACCGTAAAATGCGCCGTTCCAGTATGCAAGAGCATCCACCCACTTGCCGTTGTAAACAATCACGAGTTCATCGTCTTCAAACGCCGTCTCATCCGTCAGCGGGTGCCAGTTAATATCGTTGGTCATGCTATCACACCTTCCCATTCTGTTATTTGATCGACGGAGGAATAGTCCAGCCCCAATTCCACCGCCTCGGTGATTAAGGCCGCACGAAGTTCCGCGAGGGATAGGCTGTTATCGTGGGCTAGTTGCAGGTGCTCTGCAAGCAGGTGACCCTGTTCGCTGTCTACCCATGCGATGCCTGCAAGGTCGGGGTATTTGCGCGACAAGGTGTCGAAGGTCATATCTTCTTTTTGTGCAGGGTGTCCGTCGGGTATGTGGCATCCGATGGCGCAACGAAGGCCGTCGTCGGTCAGGTATTGGCATCGGTTGCCGTCATGCGCCCTGCATTTTTGCTCGGCAAGGTGCGCAACGGTCGCGTCGAAATACTGTTGTAGTGTCATGGCGTCAATATATCGGTTGTGGTATTATTTTATACTCGTCGTCGTCATCGACGAAGTAGCAATGGCCGCAGTATATTCCGTCCGGCTTTTCCGGTGTCGGAATGCGCAGATACTCGCAATGGCCAGCCACCTCGTAGGCCTGCTCCTCGTCCGCTACCCACATCTCATCTAGGTCAGCCCCCTCGCCGCATCGGTCGCAGAAGACCATGTAGAATGTGCGCTGTTTGATCATGGGTTATCCCTTGCCACCTCGCAATAAGCAATGACACGCTCAGCCTCGATGACTGACCTTAGGTATGGTATTCCTCGTCGCATCATCTCATTCCAGTATCTAAACGTTGTCGCGTCGTCGAGATAAACTTGTTGCCGCCTAGCGAATCCGAGCAGTTCTTCGACGCTGTATTCTAAGGCTCCAATTAAAGCATGCCGCTCGGATAGGGCTCTGAAGCCCCACTTCGCGACAGGGCCGAAGTAGCGGCCCAAGTCCTTCGTCGTCAGATTTAGACCGAAGACCCACGGCATGTCATCCTCACCGTCAATCCGGCCCACAGTCACGACCACTTCCAAATCTAAGTCGTCGATTCCATAGCGATACTTGGTGGTTTCTCTCGGCGTGCGTTCGTCGTCGATGTCGACCGGTTTCTTTGTACACCCCTTTACAGGGCTGAACAGCGACAGTTGTCCGTTACTCACCTGCACCTCCCTTCGTCCTGCGCTGCAACTCGGCCTTCAGGTGCGGCAGCTTCCACCGTTGACCATAGTACCGTTTGCCATTTTGGATACCTTGGATTGTTCGCTTTATGCGCATCGTGTCTATCCTGCTTAATTCGTGGACTCGATATTC